GGGGTTATGCATTCTCCATATCTCTGTTTTGACATCTAACTGTTCTACAATTTTCTTGTAATGTTTCAGTTCGAATGCTTCGTTGTCGTTGTCAGTAATAAGGTGATAGGTTGCGACAACGCAATCAGATTTGGTATCGATGACATACTCTCGCATGGCTTTGACTTTATCCCAAGTGTTCATGAACGAACCGCCAATGCGATTGTACATCCACTTATCGTATGCTTTCACATCATAACCTACCCACGAGAACCTATAGAAATCTAAACCAGCATCAACACAGTCCATCATGAACTTACCTTCCATGCGGTGCCCGTTAGAGAAGATAAACGCCTTCGCATTATACTTCTTCACGATCTCAATGTACTTAGGCAAATTTCGATTTAAGGTTGCTTCACCACTACCATCCAGATTGACAACCCTTAGACCGTGTTGTGCGCAATCAGCAACGTTGTCCTCAAACTCTTTAAGACCCATCTTTTTTAAGAAGCCTTTGTGTCTTCCTCCTGTCCGAGTGTCTTGAGGGCACATAGAACATGAGTAATTACATCCTCCATTTATTTCAATCACTGCTCTATCAATTTTCAACATTCAATTCATCCAGTATAAAATTTTTGTAACGGTCTGCTCGTCGATCCATATGATTGAGGACCTTAGGTAATTTATTTAGATATTTAAAAAGATCGTTTTTCTTGTCTTTTGGCGTGTGGAAAAGAACACTCTGGGGATTGTGTATATTAATCATTTTGTTATCACCTAAAGCGATACTGGGTTTACACAAATTCCTTGCTATGTAATGCCACATCCCATCGTAAAATATACAAAATCTGCATGTCTGTATGTGATACATTGCTTCTCGCACAGGTGTACGATAGGTTAGTTCAACAAGATTATAACCCTTTGATTCAAGAATGTTTAGGATTTTCTCCCAGTGTTTCTCGGTAAAAGAACGTTTCCAACGAGGTGCTGGGTCTTTGTTAAAGAGAGGTCGCCAGAAGACAACTTTGTTTTCGACTGGATTAGTCAACAGTTCTTTGCGAAAGACCCAAGACAAGATGCCATTTAAGACAACAGTAGGGCCTGATTTTCTTTGGAACCCTCGATGTCGTAGTTTACGAATCTCTAAATCTTCTGAGTTGAAGATGTGATTCATTTTGACAGCGTCTTTATCATGATAAAAACTATGAAGATACTCGGCCCGTTCTATGATTGTTTCGGGGTCTTCGAAGTGATGTAGATAGTCTTCACTATGTTCCCAATACACATTCATTGTCATCTGGGCAAGGGGTCGTCGTTTACGAATCAAGTGAACCATCATGTGGACAGCGTTTAACCCAAACATAATATCACCAACACCCGGCGTACCTTTCCAGTCGACTTCACTGCCGTAAGTAAAAAGATACGGATGGTTCTTCAGGGGATCATGATATAGTTCAAAATTCATCTGTTCAAATTAGAGACTTTCTCCGAGTTATAATTTTTATACATCGAAAGAAGTTCTTTATCGCCCCTTGTATGGTCTTCTTCGTTGAAGTTAGATTTACTTAAATAAGTTTTTTTATGTTTGTCGCGCTTTTTATTGCGCGGATCGAAACGGCGGTATTTTGCCATGATAATTAACCTACATTCTCCATTCTACTCATCAAACGTTCTGCTCGATTTGTTACTTGACGATACCAAAGACTATCGCGACCCTCTACAGCGGCTCTGGCCCAATCGTGTTCTTCAATTGCGGCATTGAAATTCTTAAACTTACTGAGTCTCGGTCGACCCATGTTGAACATCATATTAACCAAGATTTGTTGGACTTCGTCTGGGAGTTCTCCAAATGACCCTTCCCCGTATAAACGTCGACACTCTCCAATGGCAGTTTCAAGATCTCGGTCGAAACATTCCCTGACTCGATCTTCACTAATCTCTGTTCCAACTGGCCTACCATATTCCTCGTCACTGTCGAGGATAAGGTGACCGACGCCAAAGGTGGGATAGCCGAGATGGTCGTTATAGATGACATATTCTACTCCTTCATCAATTTTTAATTGTTCGTATACTGCTTCTCTATTCATTTAATATCCATCCACTCTTTTGTCATTATATAGTCTCTTACGAGACCACTCCTTACGATATCTTCCCATGTAAAGTTGATCACAGAAAAACTCTTTAATTGTTCAAGAATATCAAGAAAACTATTTATACCTTTTTTATCACTATTGTTTTTGAAATCTGACTGATAATAGTCACCACAGAATATAATCTTAGAACAATTACCGACACGAGTTATGACTGAGTCTAATTCGTGGAAGTTAAGATTCTGCATCTCGTCAACAATTATGATACTGTGATCGAAGGTAAGCCCTCGAAGGTATGATGTCGACTCGAACGAAATATACTTATTAGCAACTAACTTGTCGTATGCTTTCTCGTCTTCGAATAATTGCGCTGCGACTGATCGATAAGGTCCTGTGTATGCGTTCAGTTTTTCTTCTATAGTGCCTGGAAGATACCCGACATCTCGTGTAGGAACAACTGATCGAATGATTTTAACTGAACCGAAAGGTGATGTTTTTTCCATGACTTCTTCAAGGGCAAGGTAAAGAGCAAGAAAAGTTTTGCCTGTCCCTGCTGTGCCAACCAGAGCCATATGATCACCGCTCGACCACGCCTTAAACACTTCTGTCTGCGCTTGAGTAATGGGATCAATGGTGATTAAGTCATCGATGCGAATATTCATCGACGGTAAAGAGTCTATGCGCATATTAGTCGATTTACCATTACTTTGTTTCAACCTCATATATTTTCCACTTATAGTTTAATTGCTAATAACAATAAGATAGCAATCAGTAGTGTGTTTGTAAAGAAGATCCCAATTGCTAATATTGTATGGTACCAAATCCATCTTGTCTTATACGCGTTCTCAATTGTTAGTTGTTCGGGATCAACATCATTTTTCACTGTGTACCTACTACTTCCTATATATTGACAGAGTTTGGTCTACGTCTGCCAGCTGATTTTTTAATATTTTTCAAATGATCTTTCCAATCACCTGATGTTTTGTTTACCATATTACCAGTATGGGTAATAAGGGCAGGAGTGCCCATAACTTGTTTCCACTCTCCAGATGATACCATTTCTTCCATCTTTGCAATCGTAACGATCATATCGTTAGTCTCACCTGTTTGAAGATTTTTCATTTCGTACAACGGCATAATATTATTTCCTGTTTGATCAATCTATATAGAGAGAAACGAGCCTCTTGATTGAGGCTCATCCCAGATATGGATCACCCCCTTAAACGAGTTTCTACTTGTGAAATTGCGCAATCTAAAAATGATTGCCGTTTAGCAATTTTGTAAGCAATTTCTTTTTTACCTCTCTTTTCTAGTTTTCGAATATAATGTCCAAGTTCTCGTGAATCTTTTTTTAATCTTTCTATTTGATTGGATTCGACCATAAGCATTTCCTTATCTAAAATTATTCTTGGATCATGATCATTCTTGGATCAACTCTGGGAATACCTCCTTTACCAGGGTTTTAGTCAATCCTTTCACAGGGGACTTTTTGTTTATCATAGATACTAATATCTCAGCATCTTTGGGGTGTACCGCCTCGAGCATGTCAATGAACATGCGTTCGCGACGAATGGGATTAAGTTTGCTACTTTCTTGCAGACCTTTAACGTAATACTTAAAGGTACGATGTTGTCTCAGAAGAGACGAGGGAGGTGTTTCGGGATTGTTTGGTGTGTATGGTGGAGTTCCAGTTGGTAGATTCCACTGAATTTTATTATCAAAAGTACCCCTTAATACATCCAACAGAGGCATTATTTCATTTGATTTTAATACTGCTATTCTATCTTTCTTGGTCTTAGCTTTCTCAACCTGATCAAGAATTTCATACACTTCAAGTTTCTTAGCATGAATTGCCATAATGTTTCACCTTAATTATATATTATGTTCTAACGAGCTAAAGCTATTTTACACAAATATTCCAAATTTGTCAAGCGTTATTTATCCCTGAGTCTAGGCTCTCGCCTATTATAGTGTTGTGTAACAATCGCTAAGTTCTTAGGATCGTTGTTCAAAGGGTCATTATCTTTGTGATGTACATCCATCTCATCAGTAAGATCCTTGCGCCCTCGCAGTTTTCTCCTTGCAGCATTACGTGCTGTTCTACGTTCTACTTGGTCTGGGCGCGAATGATAGTCGGCATATTCTTTTGCGTAGTTTCGTTCTTCTATAAAGACTTTAAATGAAATCATTACCGGACCTGTCTTTTTTTCTCTGCTTCGATCCACTTCTGCGCCTTAGAGTTATCGGGTGGTGATTTCGTAAACTTAACAGCATCACGATAAGCACGAAGAGTTTCAGATTTATAATCTTTTCCGGTAGTATTATCGACAACCAGAAAATTCTTCTTACCAAACATCGCCTGAAACGCGCCTATGTTCGCCTGGACGCTTTTCCAATATTTCTGCACTTCTGCATCGGGAAGTGATCGATCGCGCTGCCTGTTGCGTTCTAGAGCGGTCTCAATGTCTGTATTGACAAGAATCATTGCGACATCGTACCCAATGTCTTTGAGTTTCTTTGCCTGCCCTTTAACCTTCTCAATGTTTTTTCCAGTACCATCGATGACCAAACCTAAACGACCATCTATATATTGTTGCTGGCGTTTCCCTGTCAGTTTCTGAGCACGACCTCTTATCTCTTGACCCTGAACAGAGAATATATTATCAGGATTCATTTCGATTCCAGCCTTTTTCATAGCCGTTTCGAAAGCATCATCAGAGTTAACAATCTTATAACCAAGTGATGTCAACCCTGTTTTACCAGCGATAAACGACTTACCAGAACCAGGTCCGCCCGCTAGGAAAATTGCTTTAAATATGGCGGGATCGTTGACACCTTCGGCAAGATGTTGTTTAAATGATATCATCGTTAGTTTATCTAATTGTCTTAATTAATATTATTTATACTTTTAATACTTCGAACAATTACTTTGGTAGGTGTTTAGCGTGAATTTTACAACCAATGAAAGCGTTATAATAATCGTTTTTCAACAACACATCTTTATCAAATTGTTCTTTCGCTTCAAAATAAGACATCTCGCCTTTCGTGTTGCAAAGTCTCAATATCGTTCTATTATATATGTTATCTGAAATAGATATTTGTTCTTTTAAACGTTCACTACTACCATGGTATGTACGCCAATCGCTCTCTACGAGCGTCTTCTTGCGTCTCTTGCGTGTTTTGGTGACGGGTAAGATCTTACTACGCCAGAAGCCTTTCTTACCAATATATTTCATACCGGTGTCAGCCTCCTCTATCAGATACACAAAACCCACCAAAGAATTTAATTCCTCTTCGGTGGGTTCATAGGGCCGATCGTTGTAATA